TTCCCTCTCACGCCGGGAATTCGCGCCTGCTGTCGTCTGCTCTTTCGAGTGCGAACCGCAGGGGGTGGATTTTTAAGGGGCTCTTGGATGTGCGCCGATCCGCTTCACCCGTCGCTGCTTTGTGTGCTGCGATGGAATGAAGTATCGGTGAACCGATGTGTGAAGTCAATAGCGCAACATCGCTTTAGCGATATTTATGGGCGCAATTTTTCCTAGCGAAATGCGGAAGCCGATAGCTGCCGTCTATTTCGCGTGGCGCGGGGCTGGTTTGGCAGGGGTTGGGATGCCGCGCGTGAGGCGCCGGCTTGTGCGCAAGAGCTTGATGCGCTTCCAAATAGTCTCCATGCCAGCATTGTCTAGCGGCGATTGAGCAATATAATCGGCGCGCTGATGCGGCATTGCTTGCACCAAAACATCGAAGCGGCGATAATGCCAGCCATGCAATGGAAAAACATCATCTCAGACCTCAAGGCGTCGGGCCTCACGCAGATGCAGATAGCCGAGAGGTGCGGATGCGCGCAATCGACCATCAGCGAGATGTCCACAGATGGCGACAGGACTCCCAGCTTCCCGATCGGGGCTGCTTTGCTTGATCTTCACAAGAAGACACTCAAGAAACGCAAGACCGTGCAGGTGGCTGCATGAACGCCTTCACCACCGTTCGCCCTCGCGGCAAAGACATGCCCAGCGCACCAGTCCCGCGCAAGACCACCAACACCAGCAGCAATTCGGCTTTCGGCTCTGTCAAGACGCTGGACAGCAAAGGCCGTCAGACCGTCTCGCTCAAGCCGCGTGTGCTTGGCGCCATCTCGATTGAGCCGCGTGAGCAGGCCATTGCCAGCCTAGACAAGCGGGATGCGATCAAACGGGGGATGTCGCAATGAGCCGCATCGCCCGATTCATCAAGTCCTGCATTCGCCTGCGCTCTGTGTCGCTGGCGCTGTGGGTTGACGCATTCGACCGCGCGAAGGTGGCGAAGTGAGCCGATATGCCGCCTATGAAGCCGCTAAACGCTCATGGGCGAATGCGAACCAAGGCGCTACAGCAGAGCAGTACGAAGCCGCCATGCGGGAGATTGCAAGGCGCTACGGGATCTAACCAATGTTTTTTGACGCCACGGCTAGGGTAGCTCCCGAAAAGCAGGACATGCCCGCTTGCCTGCCGTTGGTTTCTTTTTCGGGCAATGAAAGGGCAGCTATGCACTACGAAACAAGCACTGGAATCACATGCAATTTCAGGCATGAAGACCGGGATGAAATGCCCTATGTGGTGGTACGTGACGTGCCGGGAATACCTGGTGTTCTGGTCTATCACGCAGCGTCGTTTTTGATGGCTGCGGCAGAAGGTCGCGCTTTCACCATAGGTCCAGATTGGAACGATCAAGAGCCCTTCGTGATTGCCATTGAGGACGTGCAAGCCATCGCTGCCATGGTTCGCTCTGCCGTCGAACGCAAGCGCGGTTACTTCGAGATGAAGTGGGTGGCTCTGCAACCGTCTGATCCGTTCTGAGGCGCCGCACCCGATGAACTATTACCCCTTTCACATCGGCGACTACTTGAGCGCCACCCGGCACTTGAGCTGGGCAGAGGATGCCGCGTACAGGCGTCTTCTGGACACCTACTACACGACAGAGAAAGCCCTGCCGCTGGAGTTGAGGGCGGTTTGTCGTCTGGTACTTGCGACCACCGAAGAGCAGCGTGAAGCTGTCCGCGTGGTGCTGGATGAGTTCTTTGAGCAGACGGAAGAAGGTTGGAAAAACAGCCGCGCTGATGCAGAGATTGATGCCATGCGAGGTAAGCAGCAGAAGCAGCGCGACAAAGCAAACAAGCGTTGGCATAAGCCAGAGCCAGAACACGGCAATGCATCGGCAATGCCACGGCATACAGAAACAGATGCCGTGGCATCAAAAACTGATGCTGATGCAATGCCACCAACACCAACACCAACACCAACACCAAAGAATAAAGAAGAGGCGCAAGCGCCCCTGCCCGATTGGCTCCCGATGGAGGCATGGAGCGGATATGTCGAAATGCGAAAACGCATTCGCAAGCAGATGACGCCACGAGCCCAGCAGCTTGTTCTGAAATCCCTTGCGGACATGCAGGCAAAAGGCTTGAGCGTGGCGCAGTCGCTGGACAACTCAACCCGCAATTCGTGGGTCGATGTGTACGAGCCGAAGGAGCAGCCAGAGCAGGCCGGTGCAAAGATCGGCAGCGACGAGTACGCCACACTGCACAAGTCGGCAGGCTGGTGGCGTGAAGCCGGGTTCCCGACGATTTGGGATGCGATGGCATCGAAGTGCTGGCACACCAATGCCGACCAGTTCCGCGATGGCCAGCGCATCAAGGAGGCCGCATGAACACCCTTGATCGATTGCTGGCGAAGGTCGTCAAGACCGATGGTTGCTGGAACTGGAGCGCGCGCAAGACGCCTCAAGGATACGGCCGAATCAGCGTAGGGAGCGTTAACAAATTGGCGCATCGTGTGGCCTTCGAGTTGATGGTTGGCCCTATTGGCGAACTTCATGTACTGCATCGCTGCGACAACCCGTCATGTGTGAATCCAAAGCATCTATGGCTTGGAACAAACACTGAAAACATCGCCGATAAGGTCGCAAAGGGTCGCGTTCCGTCCGTTGTCGGATCTGCGAACCCAAGGAGCAAGCTGAATGACGCGGACGTGATCGCGATCCGACATGCGGCAGCCAGCGGTGTGGTGCAGGCCGAATTGGCTACGCAGTTTGGGGTGACGCAAACACAAATCAGTTCTATCGTTCATCGCAAAGCTTGGAGGCACATTTGAACGCCGCAGAACTGTCTCAGCGCATGGCCTCAGAAGCCGCCGCCATTGCGCAATACCTGCTGCCCGGTGGCAAGCGCCAATCCGGCGAATGGAAAGCTGGGAGCATCAACGGCGACGAGGGCAAGTCCCTGTCCGTGCGCCTGTCCGGCGCGAAGGCTGGCGTGTGGGCTGACTTCGCATCCGGCGAATCGGGCGACCTGCTCGACCTGTGGGCGGCTGTCCGGGGTGTGTCTGTGTCCCAGGCCATGACCGAAGCGAAGCAGTACCTGGGCGTGCGGGACACGATGCCAGAGCGCGAAGTGAAGTCGTTCAAGCGCCCAGCCAAGCCGCAGTGCCAAACCCCGAAGTCTGCGGTGCTGGAGTGGCTCAAGAGCCGGGGCCTGACCGAAGCAACGCTGGCAGCTTTCAAGATCGCGGAGCAGATTCGGGACGGCAAAACCTATGCGGTGTTCCCGTACCTGCGCGAAGGCGTGCTGGTGAACGTGAAGTACCGCAACGTGGCCGAGAAAAAGGACATGCGGCAAGAGGGCGGGGCAGAGCCTTGCTTGTTCGGCTGGCACCTGATCGACCCGAAGGCCCGCACAGTAGCCATTTGCGAAGGCGAGATTGACGCCATGAGCCTGCACCAAGTCGGCATTGCCGCGCTGTCGGTGAATGCCGGGGCAGGCAATCACCAGTGGCTCGAAAACGACTGGGATAGGCTGGATCGGTTCAGCGAAATCCTGATCTTTTTCGACTCGGACGAAGCAGGCCAGAAGGGTGCAAAGGAGGTAGCAAAGCGCATTGGTGCCGACCGCTGCAAGCTGGTGACGCTGCCCGCAAAGGATGCGAATGATTACTTGATGCAGGGCGCGGACGCCTCCGACTTCGACCAGGCCATCCAAAGCGCCAAGCCGCAAGACCCCGAGGAACTGCGGCAGGCCAGCGACTTCATCACCCGCGTGAAGTCCATGTTCTACCCGGCACACGGCGAAGAACGCGACCCGGTTTTGCGGCTGGATCGTGACCTTGACTGGTTCGAGTTCCGCGCTGGTGAACTGTCGGTATGGACGGGCTACAACGGCCATGGCAAGAGCCTGATGCTCTCCCAAGTCTTGCTAGGGCTGATGCAGCAGGGCGAACGCGTGACGGTGTTCAGTGGGGAAATGACGCCAGAGCGCCAGCTCAAGCGCGTGGTGAAGCAGGCGACTGGCCTGGATCGCCCGACGCCACAGTACATCGATGCCGTGGGCGCGTGGGTGAACGACAAGCTGTGGTTCTTCAACGTGGTCGGAAGCGCATGGATTGACCGTCTATTGCAGGTGTTCCTGTACGCCAGCAAGCGGTACGGGGTGCGGCATTTTGTGATTGACAGCTTGATGATGACGGACGTACCCGAGGACGGCCCCGGCTCCATGACTGCGCAAAAAGAGGCTGTGCGCAAGCTGTGCGACTTTGCCCGCCGCAACGGTTGTCACCTGCACCTTGTCGCGCACCCGCGCAAGGGCCAGGACGAATCACGCGGCCCCGGAAAGCTGGACGTTGCTGGCAGCTCAAAGATCACGGACGGCGCAGACAACGTTTTCACTGTCTGGAGCGCCCGCAAGGACGAAAACGACCCGGACGTTGACCAGGACAAGGCAGACGCCCGCCTGGAGCTGCAAAAACAGCGCAACGGTGATGTTCAGCACTACTCGCAGCCGCTGTGGTTCTGCAAGTCGGCCCAGCAGTTCGCCACCAGCAGCCGCCGCAACCCCGTGTCCTACGTCCCGTTTGATGGGCACGCGGTTTATGCGCAGCAATGACCGCTTACGAAACCCAACTAGCCCACCTCATCAAGTTGGCAAGCAACCCGGCAACAAAGGAGCATTCATGGTGGAAAGCAAAGGAACTGGAACGATGCGAAACCGGCATGTGGAAGGGTATCGCGCAGGAATTGAAGGCGCACATGCTGGCCCAGCGGCCCGCGTTATCGCCCGCACCGCGCAAGCGTGGGAGGTGAAAGCATGAAAGACCGTGTGATTTTTGACGCCGAGGTGTCAGATCGAAAGATCGTTCTAGTACCAGTTCACACCATACGGCACACGCCGTACAACCCTCCAGGGCGCACAACAGAAGGAGCGGCACTCACGAAGCTGGTGGACACCGTCAAAGCCTACGGCTTGCAGTATCCATTGCTAATCACCCCTGATCGTGACCTTGTGGATGGAAACCGCAGGCTAACCGCCGTAAAGCAGCTTGGCTGGAGTGTCGTCGAGTGCATTGTTGCGTCTCACCAAGCTGACCAGCTATTCCGGGACATGAACACCAGCGCCGTGCCGATCCGTGGCAACGGCTGGCTTTACATCGGTAGAACTGGTGGCGCGCTCCCAAAAAAGGAGGCAGCCATGTATGCCGAACTGCAAGGGTTAATCGGCAATTTCGGAGTGGACGCGCTGCTGGCCGCAAAACTTGGTCTGAACGTGCTTCCACTCTGCAAAAACGTGTGTGCGCAAGGTACGCGACACCGACTTGCCGAAGTCATCTTTGCCTGCGCAGAACGAAAGCTCACCAACAAGCTGAATGCAATCCTTCGAGCAGAAATTCCCCGCGAGGAAAAGTGCAGGCAGATGGACGCGATTTTATTTGGAGATAAGCCATGACAGTAGGCGTATTCATGCCAGAGGGCACCGAGGCCGAAGTCTGCGCGGACATTGCCCGCCGTCAGGCATTCGGCAAAAACAAGTACGGCACCACCGTGGCAGAAAACCCGCTTTCGCTGCGGGCTTGGCTCAACCATGCTTATGAAGAAACGCTGGACAAGGCCATTTACCTCAAGCGGGCGATTGCCGAGATTGATGCACAGCAGGAGCGCGCACGACAGCCAGAGGACTTCGGAACCTGCGGCAATGTCGGCATGGAGGCTTCGGAGTGAGTAGCAAGCGCGTTTTCAAGCTGGTGCACACCGAGGCACGCCGCCGCGCAGTTGAGGCTGTGCAAACAGCCCCTGATGGCTTTTGCGTAACGGTTTCGGAACCAACCCGCAGCCTAGACC